ATTCTTGGGGGGGTATAAAAATTTTTTTATGGGGATGGGGGGGTAGGGAGGGGCGTCGTGGTATCCCCTCCCCCAACCCTGCGCGCTGGCCGTCTTCTCATCGGCACATGACGTTTGCGCTTTGGCGCGGTAGGTAGGGCAGGCTCCAGGGGTTGGGCAGCGTCAACTTTTGGCGCGTCTTTATTTGTCGCACAATAAGTATTATATTTACTATGAGGCAAACTAATCCTCTTTTCAATCGCCTGAGTCTCAATTACTTGCGCAGGCTTTTCTTTTTTGGACAGAGATCCTGCTAAAATTTGAGCCAATCCTGCGCTTAAACCATGCTCGACGCTGCCGTTAACCTGTACGCGCGCGCTGGGGACCGCATAGGAATATATCCTTTCCGCCATCCAAGCTTTCGCCTGCCAGCTCTTTTGACCTGCTAGCTCTATGTCGCGCAGTAATGCCAGCTCATGCTTTTTTCTCGCAGTCTCCACCCTGCGCGCAAACTCAGGTTTGCGAGTACACCATGATTTGATTGTGCTAGGAGATAAGCCTACCAAGGCAGCCGCTTTCTCAATCGTGAACCCGCTACGGCATGCATCAATAACCTCCTGCGCAACCTGATCATTGAATAGGGACGGCTTGCCGTTCCTCCCTTTATCCTGCGCCATTGGCGCGTCACTTGGCATCGCTTCCATCCCTTCATTCTATCATAAAAATATATTTTAAAAATCCCTTGACTACTCCAGCCGATTGCGTATGTTAAGAGGATGAGCAATACCAATACACAAACCGAAGCGAGCGCGGTTCAAGTCACTCGCACCTATGCGCAGCGACGCGACGGAATCTTAAACACTCCCATGGCGCACAATTCGCTGAAGGACATTATTCGTAGGCTCGACAATTGCGACGTTTGCGACGCGATAACTAACCTTGAAATTGCGTTGAGCCTTTTCAACGCGCGATTCGAAGAGATTAAAAAGGAGAATGCCTAAATGAACAACCTACCCCAAACAATCGCAATCATATTTTTCGCTGGAATCTGCTTTGGATTCCTGATGGGGAAGATCAAATAAAGAAGGGAGATATATATGCGAAATGTTAAACAAGTAGTTAAAGAGATAGAGGGAAGAATTGCGGAATATAAGGATTTATTGATTGCCCATGATAATAATCAGGATGCAACGCAAGAGCTAAAAATTGCAATCTGCGAATTAAGCAATCTTGCTGAGTGGATAAAAAAATAACTAATAAATAAAGGAGATATATATATGACAAAAAGAACGAAAACATGGAAGATTGGAGAGTATTGCGCAGGTGGAGTGATTCGCGCAAAAAGCTGCGGTGAATTCGTGAAACTTGAGATTCGCGACTACTTCACCGATGAATTGTTAAGCGATGGCGCGTTTGGAAGAATCCATGAACGGCAGATTCTGGAGTTCCTTAACAACTCCACAACCTGCTACTATGCGGACAAAGTCCTGCAATGGATTAAGCAAAAAGTGTGGGGTGTAGCATGAAAGGCCCCGCGAAAATCTTAGGGTTGAACGATGCCAAGCCAACCTTTCACCTGACCAGAAGTAGCGACAACGCGAAAACAGGTCCCATACCTGTTTCAACCTCTCCTCAATTGACCTGCCCTGACTCCTGCCCTTTAAAGGGCAATGGGTGCATGGTGATTGGCCCCATGAAATGGCATTGGGACAAAGTCTCAAGGGGAGAAAGGGGCAACGATTGGGAAGTATTCCTTGGCGAACTGCGCTCCCTTCCAAGGGGTCAACTTTGGAGACATAACCAAGCAGGAGACTTGGCAGGAAAAAATCAGGAGATTGCCTTAGAATTGCTTAAAGACCTAGTCAACGCAAACCAAGGGCGCAAGGGTTTCACCTATACGCATAAACCAGTATTGGATGATCAGGAGGGACCAGTTCAAAGCAATCGTGCAGCGATTAAGAACGCGAACGCGCAAGGGTTCACGATTAATCTAAGCGCGAATGGCTTAAACCATGCGGATAAACTCGCAGCCCTTGGCATAGGTCCTGTATGCACAATCCTGCCAGATCAAAATCCTGTAAACCGAACAACCCCGCAAGGGCGCAAGGTTGTCATATGTCCTGCGCAAACGCGCGACAATACAACGTGCGCAACGTGCGGATTATGTCAACGCGCGGACCGCTCAGTCATCGTGGGGTTCATGCCCCATGGAGCGCAGCAGAAAAAAGCGTTAGCGATTGCGAGGGCAAACTAGATGACAACTTACGCCGTTTACAATAGTCGAAGGGAATTCCAAGCACGCTTTTTGACTTGGAGAAGCGCATTACGTTGGGCCATTCGTGAGGGCATGGAGTGGACCGCAGTAATTAAAAAGGAAAGGAGGTAAGCACAAAATGAAAAAAACACTAAAGAAAAAGCAGGTTGGAAGCATTGACGATTATGTTCCCATCTTTCGAGAGGAGGGCAGCATAGCGTTTGAAACTTACGGCGAGGACCTCGCCTTTGTAGGTACTCAACAAAATAATCACGTTTGGACGTTGGTGGACGATGACAATGGGATTCCCACGATTGTCGCGGGGTATCACTTTGTAAATCGAATTGGCTATATAATCACAATTAAAAAGTGGGAGGACGAAAACTTGTCATTCCCATACGTTGACTAAAAAGGAGAAAAAAATGAAAATGAAAAAATATATTGTAATCGCTCAAAGTGTTACGCAGTACGAATTGGAAGTATCCGCAAAGGATGAGTATGAAGCATTAGACAAGGCTGCAAACATGGACGGCGCGGAATGGTCTGAAGATTCCCCTAGTGGAGATTGGGAGATATTGCGCGCGGAAGAGGTGACAGAATGAAGCGCGCCACAAGAGCGGAAGCGATTGAAATTGCGCTTAAGGATTTTCCCAAAGCGCGCAGAATAGCGGTTGAGAATGCGACGATGGGGCAGGAGGATTCTCTCGCCTTTCGCATGAACCTGGCAGCGGATTGCGCTTGTTACAATTGGAACGCGCATACCATGCTCGCGATTAGATACGTCATGCGCAACTCATCCGCGAGAGAGGAGGTATTATGCAACTAGCAGAGCCTTGGATCTTTTGCTGGGGAATTATCCTTGGCGCGTCGATGGTGGGAATCATTACCGCGCTGTTTGGTAGTAAGTAGTTTCCCCTCGTCTTCCCCTGTAGCAGGGGGAAGGAGAGGTGACGCGATAGCGAAACCTAAACAAAAACAAAATGAAAGGCACACAATATGAAAAACACAAAACAAAAACAATTGACTGCGCGTGATCTTTATATTTTTTTAAAAGATCTCGCACATGATGGAGTTGACCTAAGGAAGATCGATATCAATTATCGACATGATCACAATTCAGACGTCGAGGAGGTATTTAGTGTTGAGGAGGATTTGAGAGATCCTTTGGATAATGAAACGCTGATATCAATCTGCTTTGTCACAGATCCAAGCGCGGAATAAGTTTCCCTAAAAACTATCCCTTCCAAGTTCAAACCTTAGGAGGGATTTTATTATATTGACCTAATCACAATTTAAAAGAGAATCGCAACATGAATGAACTTACCGAACAAATCCGCGCCTACTTCTCAGCGATGGGGAAGAAGGGTGGAAGCGTAAAGGGAGTCAGCAAGGCTCGCACTAGGGAGCAGGCGCAGCGCGCGGTAAACGCACGATGGGAGCGCTATAGGACGGCAAGGGCAGGGGAAGCGCTAAAGCGCGCTGAAAGCGCTGATAGCGCTAGTAGCGCTAGTAGCGCTAGCGCTGATAAAATTAATTTAGAAAAGTCCCCATAAGGATAGGATAGCGAAATTGGAAAATTTGGATTTTCAATTTTCGAAAACCAATTTCAGATTTTACTATTTTGAAAAATGTCCCATAAGGGATAGAGTAGCGATTATTGTTTTTTCACGACGTACATAACTACGTTGCTTGTGTCTTGTTCTCCAAACACATTATTGCCATCCGCATCTAAATAATAAATTGATCCGCTCTTTGTTGGATTTCCCAAAACTATTGCGAGCCAATCAAAATTATTATGCGTGCATGGAGAGTGTCTAACTTTTATTTCGCCTGTCTTGCTTCCAGTTATATGGCCAGTTTTAACTTCTACCCTTTTAAGCGATCCATCATTAAGCATAGTTATTAGGTCGCATGTGCATGATGGACTCATGGACCTAAACACGCTGAACCCTCTGGACATAAGATCGCTCGCCACATACAATTCGTTTATTGCTCCAGTCGTGCCAGAGTTGGCGATATAATTGTGAGCTTTCTCTTTAATAATCATTTACTTGCCTATTGAAACACAGCAGGCTCTATTGCCTAATTCAAGGTCGATTAGCTTGGATTTGGCGTTTAAAGGCGATTCTTGATGTTTCTTGTGGTTTATGATGCTTTTACCATCCTCATTGCAAAGATCGCGTGGCGAGGCTACTGGGTGGCAATACGTCGATTTTAAAGCCTTTTTAGTTTTCACCTAATCACCAATTTTTGCATGACCAGAAACGTGGGGTTAGCTTGCTGGGCTTGTCTGAGTCACACTTATGCCTAGCTCTAAAACTACGCCTGCGGTCAGGGTTACCCTTCTTGATTGTCATCTTGGGGTCACCATACCTAATGGTCTTGGACTGCCCATTCTGGCAAGCCCTCACCACAAACTTCTTGTTCGCACCAGGAGTGCGCCTTGGACTATTGCAGGGTAAGTCTTGTGTACTCATGCTTCATCAACCTCGTCATTGAATATATCTGAATCCTTTAGCTCTGCCAGATCTTTCTGATGGCTGGAAAAGAATTCTGACAACTTGGCCATCGCTAGGGTGATCTCAGCCCACTCATGCTCAAAAACCTCGTAGGAGCAGTTATTGTTCATGTCATCGACCAATTGCCCTAGCTGCCTGAGAACGGCATGTAGCTGGGCATTCTCGCGCTGTAGCAGGGCAAGGAAGCGATATGCCTGCTTGAGCAGATCTCTATCGTGGCGCGAATCCACCTTTTTTCGCTTTCATCACCTTATATACCCTGGGGGATATTGTGCTTTTCGCTTTGCTTCTGCTGATGCCAGCCTTACGGCGAGCGTTGATATTGGCGTAGAGTCCTGGCTTTGAGTTATTCATTCGCACATTGTACCACACCCATCCACCCACCACCAAGCCTTGGCAGGTGAGGCGGTGAAAGCGGTGATGCCACCCATGCCGTGTCATTTCTTTTCTGGTCCCGCTGCTTTGAAAATTCACTACGGAACACCGCAGGTGAAAGGGGAAGGGACGGACTAAGGAGTCCCTTTCCCTTGGTTCCTCCGTGGGTTCTGGTTCTTTATATATATAGGAATGACACTAGTGTAGAAGAACCCATTTTGACACCGCGAATTGACACTTCAGAAAACCGACTGATTCGCGCTATATAACCCATTCTCCTTTAGCATCTTACCAGCTTGTGTCATGCGTTTCACATGCCTTTTGGCGGTTGACTCCGAAACTTGGAACTTTTCCTGCACAAATCGGAACAGGTCGCAGGCCGTGAACTCGCGTGAACCCATCTCCTTTAAGAGCCTTGCATCGCCTACCAGCTTCTTCTTTCCACCGCTCTGCTTCAGCTCATCAGGGTTCAGGTTATAGTTGACGCTAAACATGGGGTACTTCCATTGCACTACGAAAGGATCGACAGGTGGGAAGTTGCGCAGGGTCATCTCACAAGTGAACGTCTTCTCATCCTCCTCATGTGCGGTTAGTACGACGAGTGAGTCTGGATTGCGAGCGAAGACACCGCTGCCACTAAACCGATCAATCGCCTCGGCGCTGGACTTGTTCCCCTTGGAGAAGTGATGGGACAGGATGACCGACAGATTGTAGCGCGTGGCCAGATACTCGAACTCATTCATAAGCGCGCCCATATCGCCAGCACTATTCTCATCGCGGTCACCCATCAACATGTAGTTAGGGTCAAGGATAATCGCTTGGTATCCGCGACCCTCGATATGCTTCTCGATGATCGGTCGGATCAATGTCAAGTCGGCTGCGTAACCTCTGAGCGTCCACACATCGAAGTCATCCACCTTGCCTTGCAATTCCTTGGCTGCGATTACATCAGCAAGACGAGCGCGGAACGACCATTCCTGAATCTCGAAGTTAATGAACAGCACCTTGGCCTTGGTACACTTCTGCCCCCACCAAGGAGTGCCTGAGTGTAGCGACAGCGCGAGGTCAATCAGACTCCAGCTCTTAAACGCCTTACTTCCTCCACCCAGGAGCAGCTTACCCCCCTGGTGCAGGATTCCCTCGATAAGAACGTCTGGCTCTTTTAAGTTGTCGGTCAGCAATTCACTATACGTTTTAATCGGTGGCCATTGGTCCACAGATGGTTTCAGTCCTAATGCTACGGCTGGTTCGATCATATTATTTTCCCTCCTTGCAGAACCAAAGCAGGCTCTGTGTTTTCTCATCCCTCATTGCTCCTGCCATCCTTACTGGCTGGCTCGGTTTAAATGTCGCGGGGTCGCACCCCATCGGAACCAAGAAAGCTTTCAATTGCTTCTCCCACTCTGGATTCGGTATGGCATCAAACCAACCATGAAGACTCTTGCCTGCCGTGTCCACAACCGCATAAAGCTTCATCTTGAATAGATCGCGCATAAGCTGGAACACCGCGCCGATCTCTGCCTTCGACAACTCATCGCTCTCCACCACCAGGAATCTGCGAACCTCGACATTATCATTCGACCTGCTGATCGTTCCCTCCTTGAATGCCGATCCAGTAATGAACTGCCCAACTGGCTCATTCAACTTCAACCATTCAGAAGCAGGGCGAAAGTTTTGCGGATGATTGCCACTATCCTTGACCGCTCCGATCCAAACGATGTCGTTAGGTTGGAATAGCGAAACAAATGTTTTGTACTGATCGCTTGGCTCATCCCCAACTCTTGCTGGCGATTGGTCAAACATATCGGCTGGGTCCCAATTATAATGTGCCAAGTACCTCGCTCGGTTGGATTGTGCAATAACTGCGATTCGCTGGATTATCTCACTCTCAGCATCGCGTTCTATCACCAGCTTCATCGGATTAGTTCCGTTGGTTGACATCGGTGCGACCATCGGTCTGTACAGCGGATCGTTTAAAATTAGCTTGCGCAGCTTATAGTTCGCTTCACTCCTGAATGCTTGGCAACTTGTGTGCCAGCAGAAGATCGTTGGGACCGAGTCAACGAATACAGTTGTGTCCCTCACTCTCGTATTGCTGGTGTGCGCTGCTTCACCTGGGCAACGGCATAGGCCGTGATGTTCCGATTGCCATTCTACTGGTCCGACTACTGATTCTGCTTTAGTTTGTGGTGTGATCATTTCGGCATTGTCTCCATAAAAAATAGAAGCGCAAGAACAATCTTTAAAAACATCCCCTTTGTTTCATGTAAGCACACACACAGCAAGCTCAGTCGCAGGCTCTCCCTGCGCACCATGCGGGGATTGTTTAGGCTTTCTCTGACTGCATCGCCTTCTTGGCGCTCTCCACAATCATCTCGGCAGTTATGTTGCGAAGAGCATTGCACCAATACTGCGTGCCTTTGGTCTTATTGCTTGCGTCCTTGCACTTGGATTGCGGTAGCGCGCCATGTGGCCTACAAGGTGCATGAGGGCAAACGTCAGGTGCGAATACTGGATAGGACTTAGGATAATACTTGCACCGATCCATTGGGTCGTATGACCCCCATAGCGACACGCAAGCCGTGTCAAGTCCTGCTGCCATGTGGTTGACAGAGCTGTCAGGTGCGACAACGAAGTCAGCGTCATGCACAATTGGGAATAGTGACCGCACGCTGGATGTGGCGTTGAATAGATCGACAATGCGCGGATGATCGACATGGAAATCGATTGCGCGATCCAAGCCAATGATAACAGCGTGATGTTGCGGAAACTCTTCCAGCAATGCCTGCACCGCCAGCTTACCTAACTGAGGCGGATAGGTGCGGGTCGGACCAGAGGACGAAACGTGGTAGACGAAGTAGGGGCTTGGCAATGGCAAGCGCCCCATTCTCTTCAGCTCCTCGTAGTCAGGCTGGACGACGTATAGGTGCGGACGTTTGTACTTGGGGTCGACAAGTTTAACATCTCCAACCTTGCCAGAGATGTCCGCCACCAATCCCTCTGCTCCCATCCAGTTGTAAATCCTATCGTAGTGACAACCTGGACCAGTTCCTAGTTCGGTTCCGCCAACCTTGCCTGAGAACAGATCATCCAGCGGAACGTGGGCTGAGTATGAGTCCCATGCTTCCTCGGTAGGTGGTAGCGGATACACATTCGCACCAAGACCAGCGAACAACGCCATGTTTCGAGCAGGACAATAGATATCGACTGTACCCCCAGAGGTATCCACTAGATAGCGCACAATTGCCGTGGCCATGATTGCGTCACCGATTGCTCCAGCTCGGTATACGGCAGTAGACCCACCCTCAGACCTCCCAGGATAGTAGGGCTTAATCTTGTGCGGAACAGGTATCGCCTCGTTGAATGGAGGGCTGGTCAGCTCGTCAGGTAATATGTAGCTACAACGTGGCCACAGTTTATTATCGTCCACAACGTGGACCGCTGGTGAATTATTTTTCCATAGTTTCATTTTGTTTGCCTTTCTATTTTGTGCATGAAGATCGGAGTCTGCTCTCCCACATACGCTCCTGCAATATTAAAATCATAAAATTCGAGTGCCTCGGCGTAATCCATGCCCTGCTTCATAAGGCTCTCGACGATTGCGTCAGCATCATAGATCACGCAAAGATCACCGCCGAATGCGCTGCCTACTCCCACAATGGCATCGTCGAATCCATCGGCGAACAGCATCGTGTGCGCGTCGTCACCGAACTGGTCAAGGATCTCGTCTCGTATGCTCATACGCTTTGCATCTGGTATGCATGGCTTACCAGCTCCCTAACGCAATTAAAGTATTCATTCTCCGCAGTTCCATAGCAATGTATCTCGCTAGTAAATCCACCAGCCGATAGGGATAGCTTCCATCTGTTGCCAGACTCATCCCACTCCTTCCTCACCTGCATTGCCAGCTCATCCTTTGTTTTCATCGTCACCTCCCACTACCTCCTTGCACACCAAGCTCGCTGCATCGACCATCGTTATGATTTGGATCATATCGATGGCGTGGCCGTGGGACGCGCGGTTCCTTTCAACTACAAGCTTACCGCGTGCAATTGCAAGCATATCGCGCGCCCACTTGAGGCGGTTCTTTGCCTCGACTTCCATCACATTCCAGACTTAGCTTTGAACTTGCGAGGATTGCTCTTGCCTGCTGCCGACAGCGCGATGGCAATCATCTGCTCGCGTGAGCGAGGCTTACCGCCTGCTCCACGCTCGCTGCCCTTCTTGCGGTTGTCCCTAGCCAACTCACTCATATTCTTCGATACGTTTTTACCTAATGGCATATTTATTCTCCTTTATATTCTTTCCATTCTTTCCAATTTGCAATATCCCATTTGAGCAGACACTTATCTGCTGGGTTGCAAAAATACACAAACCTATGTTTCCTCGTCCTGGGAACTATTACGGCATCCTCCATCGTCCTTGAGTGCCTACTGTGCTTGTTGCCAACCACCTTGTCACCAGATGATCTTTTGTCCGATAGACCAGTATAGGTCCAATTCGTGGCCGCATAGATCGCGCCATTATGACCAGCACCAGTATCTGCATAGCTAACAAGAATCAAGTATGGGCGCAACTTGGAGAGTTCTCTTATGCTCCAAGATATAAACCTGCTCTCAGAGTTCTTTGGGCATCTGTCATCAATCCATAATCTGTTCAACTCATATACCCTGGGCGCATTCTCCTCACCGCATATACCTCTGCACAGGTGTGGCGATGCTGGTTTTCCAAATGATATTACGCCAAGCAACTCGCTGGAATTAAAACATCCAAACGACCAACTACAAGGCACGGCTCTATGGGCATAATGATTCTCAACCACCACATCATTGAGCGTCTGCGATGTTATCACTTTGAATTTAAGTTGGAGCGCAGAGGTCGGAATTGCACCGCCGTTTTCCCCTTGGAATAGGGGAAGTTCTACTACTGAACTATCTGCGCGTAAAATTGTCATACTGTCTCCTCCTTGTGAAGATCGTAGTAAAAAGAATCTGTATCCTCCGTCACCCACTTGTCACTCTGATTCTCTACGCTGGGCAGTTCGGTATCAACTCGAAACTGCTTTAAGTTGTCTGGCAACTTCTTGGTAACCCAATTCGAGTCGCGCCAGAAGATTCGGTTGTTGGGCATGCACAGCAAGTACCCATCATCGCCAGCGAACACATGACCGCATTTGTAATCGGAGGGTTCGTCGCTGTACGGATTATTAAACCAATCGACTGTGAATAGGTATGTACCCCACACCTTGGTCGCGTCCCTAAGTAGGATCTGTGCGCGGTGATAGGCCAGGAAGCTGTACTCGGTTACGGCCACATTCTCGGAGAAACAATCCCAAAGCTGTTTGTAGTTAAATGGGATGTCTGCCTCTGGATGGTGCGTATATATCTCCGACAACGGCACGCGACTGCGGAGCATGCCAGAGTCGGTCATGACGTGGAAGGTTAGGATGGTCCCTGGGCATGACTGCAAGGCGAATACATAGACGTTGTAGAATTCCTCCCTGTCCATTTCGTCCTTAGTGAAAAACGATTTCCTCACCATTCCCTTGAAGGATGGGATGTTCTCGTTGAGCGTTGCCATTAGCGAAGCAAGTTAGATGTGTGTGTCATAGATTGTTTCTATCAAAACCTCTTAAAGTCAGCAATCGGAATCTCAACGCATGGCTCATTATCCCTGGGGTCACCGCTGTTCCTTGACATATAGAATATGGGGAGCTTGCTGTCCTCCTTGATCTCGTAATACCCCATCGCATCCGCCCACTCGATCACATAGAACGTGGGCGCGAATGCAGCGTATAACTTTAGGGATATATACTTCTGGAGCGATAGGCATCGTGTTGGGAATCTGTTTATTTCGTATCCACTTTTCCTAGCATCAACAAATGCGCACTTGTCACCCCTTAGGATCATCGCATCGAATGGATAGGCTTTTGGCATATACTTCGCCTTGCCACCGCAATGGTTGGCAAACGCCTCTACAATACGCTTCTCGTTGGCGATGTCAGCATCGCTTTCGTGCATTCCGCTTGAACTTCTCATCTCCAGGCAGGACCAGTATACCAAGCCACCAACACCCAGCGTGTACCCCATATCGGAGCGCGCGCTCTGTGTTCGATGTAGGACGGAAACCAACACCCTGCTCCCTGCTCGCGGATAAACCTTGCGTTGTCTGTGTCCGCCTTTACCTGCAAACCTCCGCCCAGGTACTCATGTGGAGCGGATAAGTTGACCACCGCCGTAAGCTTGCGGTCACTTCCAGTAAACGTGTCAAAGTGCCACCAGAACTGCTGGAGCGGATTGTACTTGAGGATTTGGAACTGCTGCGAACCAGTTATGTCGAACTTCCAATACTCGTTATTAACCGCAGCGGTCAGCTCCGCCATAATCGCGTACAGCCATTTGTAATGTTGCGACATCGGAACCCAGCAGGAGGAGCAAGTACGCGAAAATGAAATCTTGTTGCCTCCATTCTTCTTGAGAACAGTCGCGCGCTTCATGCCGATAACCTCGGCATCGTTTCGAATCATGTCGCATTGGCTTGGCGTTAAGACGTACCGATCCACGGATGCGGTCAATACCTTTTGAGCAAACTTATTTTCTTCCATTTAGAACCTCCTTTATGATGTCAATTATTTGTAATACGACGTATGCGCTCAATGCCAGAAGCGAAATGAGTATTGAAAAGATCAATACAATCCAACCAGCAACTATGAATACGTCCGAAATAAAATTAATAAATTGCATAGTTCTCCTCCATCATCCTTCGAAGGAGCGTCTTGTTTCCGATCCTAATCCCAGCAGCCCTGCACCACCACCCAATCGTTCCATTCCTAAAATCTTTCAGTAGCCTCTTCACTTCTGCCGTGTTCCTGTACTCCCAGGCATCATTAATCATCTTGTCCTTCCAATCTGGCGCAAGCTTCATACCACACACAATCCCCCTCCTTCTTAGCATGCGAAGATCCTTGATCGCCTGTATGGCAACTTCGCCAGCAAGCTGTTGCAACCTCTCGTCGTAATCGCCCTTAGTTAGCTGTGTGGAGATCATCGACGCTTCTTCTTGCGATTGGCTGCAACCCAATGTGCGTATGTATTCCAAAGCATCGCAGCAGCCTGCGCCTCGCTCTTCGTTTCAAAGATATCCTGCAAGGGTGGCAATCCTTCTGGTGGCCTTGCACCATGCAGGCGCGGTCCGATCACATTGCCTGCTAGGGTGTGAATCCTCCATGCGCCAGCCTCCTCGACCACCTTGACGAAGGTCATCGCCCAGCTTCTTTCAGCTTGGCATCGTCTTCTTGGATCTGGCCAGCCAACTTAACCAGATCATTCGACTGGCCAGCGTAGTGGATAATGTAGGCATCCTTGTACCTATCCAATCCAAAATGGGATTCGACGCTAGTCATGCAGTTGTAGGCTGGGTCGAGCGGAGTCAACTCCATATTCCACAAATGCGCCTGAATATTCATCCAGGTTTGTTCGCCAAAATGGTTGGGGTAACAACCAAAAGGAGGGCATGAGAATAGGCCAAGGA